ATGGTTCACCTTTTAATTGTAAAAAGTCTGAATCACTTGCAGCATCATCATTTGAAATTCTTAACTGACCACCTGCGCCAGAAATAATTTCCTCACTAGCGCTACCGCCACCAGCTTCTGTTGTTGTAATCGTCCAATCACCAGAATTGTACGTCATAAAGTCATTAAAATATCCGTAGAAAGTTTGATCTGACGGATATGGTAAGAACATTGGTTGATCCTTTTTTGCTTCGGTAGCTTCATTGTTACCTGCCCATAGGATCATGTTCTGAAAATGTGGGTTAGCCATATTGCCTCCTTGGTTGTATAGCCCTCGTCATGCAGTCTCTATACACGTCTGCCTAGCCAGTGTGCATGACTAAATTAATCTAGGATACTTAAGTTTAGTATAAATAAAAAAAGGCGCTCTTACAAGCGCCTTTCTCCTTGGGAGGATCCAATAAATTTTATGAACCTTGTGATCCGTATACACATCTAGGATCTGAAAATCCAAAGCTGTATCTCTCACGTGCTTTGTATCTCATGTTTCCTGTATCGAAATCGCCTTCCATACCAGTAGTTAGGGCAGCTCTTACGAAGTGTTTAAATCCATTAGGTGCATCAGTTTTAATGAAGTATGCATCAGTATCTGTTAGATAGTGGTTAATTGTATAACCATCTGGTAGCATACCCATGTTTCTGAGTGCGTTGATATCATTGTCTGATGTACCAACTCTGAGGGTAGAATTTAATATTCTATCAGCTACAAACTGGATGTTTACTGGGATAATTAATTTTCTTCCCTGCATCGCAATTTTTAGTCCTCTTTCATCGATGAAACCAGCAATATCAATCATTGCTTGCTCTAATGAGGTTTCGTTCAAGTCAGCATCAGTTGAACTTCTGTTTGAGAAAGTTCCACCTAAAGCAGTTGGGTGTGCAGTGTTTACTAGAGAAACACCATCACCACCAGCAGTTGAGAACGCATTGTTTAATATGTTCGCTGCTTTTGTTTGCTTTGTGTATGCCATTGAACGTGCCAATGATCTTGTGTAACGAGCAGATAAAGTATCGTATAGATTGTCTTCGACTGCTTCCTCAGTCAAACTAAATGCTAATGCAATAGTTTCGTGAGTATATCTGCTTGTAAAAGATTCTTGTGCAGTATCAAACTGTACAGCTGAACCTTCTTGTTTTACAGCAGCTTCACCGAAGCCAACTAACATTACTTCTTCTTCAAAAGCTCTGTCACTTGTTTCTTGATCAAAAATTTCTGCATGCTCGTTCTCATAACGAGAATACTCCATACCGAACAAGGCGTTAAGGCCTGGTTCTAACTCTTTCGCCAGTTGGGCTCTATTAATAGCCATATTACTCTCCTATACGCCTTATTACGAGCTACCAACTGTACCAGTGCCACCGTTAAGTTCGTGGTTGTTAATTTTTACAACAAAGATTGAGTTGTTCGCAGTTGCGTCATTACTCGGAGTGTCATAAAAATCAATCAACTTCACTTGTAGTGCAGCCGTAGTATTTTTGGAACTCGAATCAATTTCAACACCTGATATACCCGTAGTGGTGCTACCAGATCCGAAAACTAGATTACAGTTTTCATTTAAATTTGCAGCTACTAGATTTGTAGCATCTGAATCTTGCTGACAGATAAATAACTGATGAGGATCATCAGCTACAAATGCTATCGCATCAGATGCAGCCGTTCCGTTAGGGAACGTATTATTAAATCTAGGCTTTGATGTACTTGGGTCTGTATAGAAACAACCCATAAATACTCCTCTTATAGCGTCGCCTGCTGTTGCTACAACGACTGTTCCGTCGTTTGCTTGTTTAACTGGATCGCCAGTAAAAATTCCGCTTGCGCCACTTGCAATAGAGTATTTAGTAGTACCAGTAGTTCCGCCTGGGGCAGAACCAACTTTAGCTATTGGTCTTAAACCAAATGCTTGGTCTATGTTAGCCATAGTAGTCTCCTAAATTATTTCAGAGACATTGATCTCACTTATTGAGACTTCTTGCCCCCAAAAGTTACTCTGCTCTGTCTCTCTTGAGAGATAGGCATGCTTGGGTGCTCTTCTTTATGGAGATCATTTTCAATTGCTTTTGTCTTTGTATCAGTAAGATTACGGAAATATTCATCCCGATCCTCTTTTACCTCAATAGGACAACGCATTAAAATTAATCCGCCTATACCTATGACGCCTTTGTACTTACCGTCGTTGACAGATGGAAGATCCATTCTATCAGGATACTCGTCTGCTCTCACAAATTCATAACCACTTCGGAGACGGCCAATAATATTTTTTTCATCAGCCATTCCTCTGTACTCAGCTCGCACCCACCTATGATGAAAACCATCAGGTGGTTCTGGCGCTTCTAAGTTAGAAGGGGGTACCCAACCCCTTGGTCTAGAGACTTTTTCACGTGTCTCTGATTTGCGTGAGGGTAGTGATTTTATACCTTTTGTAGTCATGTTACGCCTCCTTCACGTGTTTTGCGTAGTCTTCAAGTGACACACCTAGCTTTTTAGCTATAGCAACTTGTGAAGGTGTGAGTCTCACAGTGCGGCGCCCAGATTTAACCGATCTATTTGCAGAAGCAACAGCCTGAGCGGGTCTGTCCTTCTTGTTAGTATCCTCAAACTTATGAGGAAACTCGTCTCGTAAACGTTTATCTAATTCTTTATAATACTCATCTGACTTCCCGTCAAATCCTTCTTCTTGTAGAAGTTTTTTATGAATAGATAGTGCAGTATACGTCATTGCTTCGTTTGCACCAAACCAGGAGTTTTTTTCTGCCCAAGCCTCTGCTTTTGGATCAGGTTTAACTTGTTGCAGTGGTTGTTGTTGCACTGGTGGTGCATCTTTTTGCTCTTTCAATGCTTTTTCTCTTTGTGCTTTTGATGCGTTAGCTCTCTCCTCTTCTATGGCAAGTCTAGCTATAGCTTGTTGAGCTTCTACTTGCTTCTTTGCATCTTTTGAATTTATAGCCGCTTGTAAAACAGCTTGAGCCTTTTCCATTTCAGAAGTTACTCGTTTAGAATATTCATCTAAATAACCATCATCAACATCCTTTACTTTTGATTTAAGATCTGCATTTTCTTTATTTACAGCTTCAGCAAATCTTATAGCTTCTTTTTCTCTACGCTCTGCTTCTCTAATTTTAAAAGTAAGTTTATCAATTCTTTTTTGTACGTTAGCACCGTACTCATCAACTTCTTTTTTGTTGTCAAAATCTTCTTCAACTTTAGTTTCTTCAGTTTGTTCCTCTACTTTTACATCATCTTTTTTGTCGTCATCCTTTAGTTCTACATCAACAGGATCACCAGATGTATCTATTGGAACCATTTTGTCTTTTTCAGACGCCACTTGTGGTTGCATACTTTTCTCCATATTATAGTAAGTTCCTTGGTAAAATATCTCGAGGATCATCTACAGTTGCTATGATCTCGTCTTCATTTACAATTCTTAGTTCTCCGTCTTCAATCTTAATTCTAGAACCAGCATATGATGTAATTAATACCCAATCACCCTCTTTGCACCAGGGTTTACCATCTGGATATCTTGTTTTATCTTTGTATGCCATTGGACCAACTTTTAAAACTTTGCAAATATTTGTAGTCATCTGTGATTCAGAAACTGTCTCATCAGTTAAATACAAACCGCTTTTTGTTTTACTGTTTAATTTTAATGGAAACAAAACTATTCTCCAACCCGTGGGAGTTGGTATTTTTTCTAATTCTTTTTTCTCTTTCTCAGCCTTCTTATTATCCCAAATATGTTTTGGTACGATAAGTTTTGGTTTAGTCATCTTCTAGCTCCGTTTTCTTTAGCAGGTCCGTGAGTTCCTGTATTTCTTGTTTAAGTGCTGCGTTTTTACCAGTCAGGTATTTATAATCTGACCAGTCTTTACACAATCCGCTAGTTATAGACTCTTCTACTTGTTTTTGTCTAGCAATTAATTGTTTTTTGTATTCAGTAAAAAAATTTTCTAACCGCATGATTTCATAAGATCAGCTAATTTTTTACAACGATTTGGAGTTTGTTTATTCCATTTGGAGTCTAGCATCTCATAACTTGCACCGATAAAATTGGCTTCCTGTAAGCATTTCCACATGTTACGAAAATTTTGGACGCCATATTGGCCCAGCTGGAAACACATCTCTGCTAATACGTGTTGAGCTGTTTCTGGTAAATCATCAATATTATTTTGAGTCATTAATTGTTTAGCTTGAGCTATTGCTCTGCTTAAATCTTTATCAAATACGGATTGTAATTCTTCTTCAGTATATTCTTTATCTGGAACAAAATTATCACCTACAACAACTTTATGGCCCCAGCCTATGGTGTCGAACCCTTCTGTATCTTGATAGATTTTATTTCTGAACCCTTCACTTAATTTTACTGATTTCGATAATGCTTCGTAACTCATTATTTCTTTTTAAACATCCCTATCGCACTAGATCCCGCCTTGATGCCGAAGCTGGCAGATATCGCAATATACAACAAATTATGGTAATATGACGGCAGGTCCTGCAGGGCAAGAAAGCCACGATGTACATGTTCTTGTAAAGGCGTGAATACTAAAACGGCTGGAAGTAGTAGGACAATTAATGCTACCTCATCTTTCCAGCTGCCTTTCATTTGGTCAACGGCACTTTGCTCCCATGCAACCTTGCCAGCAATTTGATCTTCTTTAAGTTTCTGTGTAGCTTTTATTTCAGTAAGTTTTAATTCTTGCTTTGCTTTTTTTGTTTCGACAAAACCCTTGACGCCATCAGCGACGACGCCAAGTAAGGGCTTTGCTAATAATTGCCAAACCATTAATTTAGATTGCTCCTATAATTATAATTACGATTAATGCTACGATACCAGCTTTAATCCAGTCTTTCATACTCCAGTCTGACCACTCTTTTAAATGATCCCATAAGTCTGATAAAAGTTTCATAGAAACCTCCTTTGTTAAAGTTGCGAAGTATACTACTTTACGCCTTTGAATGGAACTTTTTTAATTTGCATTTTACTAGTTTGACCTTGTGGTCCTGATCCTTTGTTTTGTTTTACAACAAATGGGGAATAAGTGATTGCAGCATCTGATGCTACAATAGTATTTGGAAAAGGATTTTTAAAAGGCACCTTAGTCATTTTTGCATTTTTAAATTTCATACTTTTACCCTTCTTTTAATCGCACCACCTCTTTTGAGTCCTTTAGCTTTGAGCGCAGCTGTAGCTTTTGCTAATCCGCCACCTTTCATAAAACCCATTTTATTTCTCACAGCTTTAGGAAGCTTAGGTAGTCCTTTGTTATTTTTTGGTACTGGTTTTAATCTTTTCCTCCCTTCC